TGACCCGTGCCCTCGCTGACTTCCTCACCGCCGACCGAGGCATCGCCGCGGATGGTGGCGCCACGACTGGCGACGCCGAGGGACCCGGGCGCACCGACTGACGGGCACGCCGGCGCGTTCGTCGCGCACCTGCACCGCCGGCCCTGGGCGCCCCACCAGCGGCTGGCCGCCGACGTGCTCGGCGAGCTCGAGCCCGACGGCCGCTACCGCTACCCGCTCGGCGTGGTGCTGCTGCCCCGGCAGACCGGCAAGACCACGTTCGTCACCGACCTCGCGCTGGGCCGCTGCCTGCTCTACCGGGACTACCGGTGCGCGTACGCCGCGCAGACCGGACACGTCACGACCGAGCGCATGGTCGAGCGGATGGCCGAGCTCGGCGACGGACCGCTGGCCACCCGGGCACGGGTCCGCCGCTCCGCCGGCACCGAACGGGTCACCCTGCCCGGCCGGTCCTACCTGAAGGCGTTCCCACCGAAGCCGGGCGCGCTGCGCTCCAACGCCCTGGACCTGGTGATCGTCGACGAGGCCCAGGAGCACGGCGCCGTGCTCGGCGAGCAGCTGGACCTGACCATCCTGCCCACGTTCACCACCCGCCCCCGCCGGCAGCTGATCCTGGTCGGCACCGCCGGCACCGACACCTCCGACTACCTGCGGCGCTACCTGGCCGCGGCCCGCGACCAGCTGCCCGGCTACGCCGTCATCGAGTACGGCGCGACGAGCACCGACGACCTCGAGGACGAGGCCACCTGGGTCCGCTGCCATCCCGGCCTCGCTGTTGGTCTCACCGACCTGGACGCCCTGCGCACCGCCCGCGCCGCCATGGGCCCCGCCGGGTTCGCCCGCGAGTTCCTCAACGTGTGGACCCGCACCGGCGTCCGCGTCATCGACCCCACCGACTGGACCGCCTGCCAAACCAGCACCGACCGACCGGCCGGGCCGGTAGCCTTCGGCCTCGAGGTCGCCGGCGACCGCTCCAGTGCCGCAATAGCGGTCGCCACGCCGGGGGGATGGTGCGAGCTGGTCGACCGGCGACCCGGCACCGACTGGCTGCTCGCCCGGGCGCTGGAGCTCCAGGCCCGACACGGCGCCCCGTTCGCCGTGGACCGGTACGGCGCCTCCGGGCCAACCGTCGACGCCCTCGAGCGGGCCGGCGCCGACCTGATCATCATGCGCACCGGCGATGTCGCCAACGCCGCCGCCGGCCTCGTCGACGACATCACCACCCACTCCCTGGCCGTGGTCGGCTCCCTGGCACTCTCCGACGCCGTCGACGGCGCACTGCAGCGGTCCCTCACCGAGGGCGGGTTCGTCTGGTCCCTCAACGGCGCGGCCGCCGAGGCCCTCCGCGCCCTCTCCAACGCTCTATGGGGCGCCCGGCACCTCCCGCCGCCGCCGGCGAAACCCGCGGCATACGCCATGTGAAGACACGCCCGAACGGGTGTTCGAGGTGTTGTCCACATTGCTGAGTTGACTGTCCACGTGGCCGGCCGCCTGCTTTCCCTGGACGCCTCCCCGGGTTCGGTGGTCATCACCTGCCGGTGCGGCTACCAGACCGTCCGAGTCACCCGGGAGGCCGCGCAGGCGGCCGCCGACCGGCACCGGGCCACCGCACATCCGCGGCAGGCCACCTACGTCGCCTCCAAGCGCCGCGCCCGCACCACCACCCTGACCGCCTAGGACCCCCATGGGCATCTGGGACCGCTTGTTCCCCCGTCCCCCGGACGTCGCCTGGGTCGACCATCTGCAACCCCAGATCGAGGCATGGGTGGATCGGTCCCACCTGGAGGCACTCGTCGTCCAGGACCTGGGCGTCGACTTCAACGCCCTCCCGCTGACCCGGGCCGGCGCCATGCGGGTGCCGGCCATGGCCCGAGCTAGAAACCTGACCTGCGGCACGATCGCCGCCCTCCCGCTCGAGGCCCTGCGCGGCCCGGACCCGGCCGACCCACAGCCGTACTGGGCGTTCGGCACCGACGGTCAGCTGGGTGGTTTGAGCATCGAGAAGCGCCGCAAGTGGTCCGTCACTCCACAGGCGCCGCTGCACCGGATGCTGTGGACCGTCGACGACCTGCTGTTCCACGAGTCCTCGCTGTGGCTGGTCACCAGCCGCCTGTCCACCAACTTCCCGTCCCGCATGGTCCGTATCCCCTACGAGCAGTGGCAGCTGGAGGAGGGCGTCATCGTCGACACCGACATGGACCCCTTCCCCGCCGATGACCTGGTGTGGATCCCCGGACCGAACGAGGGCGTCCTGGGGTTCGGGTGCGGCACCCTGCGGATGGCCTACGACCTCGAGCGGAACGCCCGCGACGTCGCCATGCGGCCGCTGCGCCTCGAGGCACACCAGACCAGCGCCGCCGAGCTCACCCCCGACGAGCGCCGCGAGATCGTCGGCGAGATCCGGTCGGCGATGGCCGACAACGACGGGATCCTGTTCACCAACAACGCGATCGAGCTCAACGAGCACCGCGTCGATTCCGACGCCCTACAGCTGGGCGCCCGCAACGCCTCCGCGCTGGACGTGGCCCGACTGGCGAACATGCCGGCAATGATGCTGGACGCCACCGCCCAGGGCGCCTCCCTGGAGTACCAGACCATGACCGGCCGCAATCAGCAGTGGCTCGACTACGGCCTGGCCCTCTACATGGACGCCATCGAGGCGCGCCTGTCCATGGACGACGTGGTGCCCGCCGGGCAACGGGTCGCCTTCGACACCACCGACTGGACCGCCCCCGACGCCTCCGACACCGGACCCCCCGTGCCGGACTAACTGAATAAGGAGAACCCCTGCGATGCGACTGACCCTGACCTCGGCGGCCCTGCTGGCCGCCGACACCGAGAACCGCCGCCTGCGCGGGGTGGCCATCCCCTACGGCGTGTTCGGCAACACCAGCGCCGGCCGGCTCTGCGTGGACGCCGGCGCCGTGAACGTCCCGGAGAACCTGCGCGCGGTGAAGCTGTTCACCGAGCATGGCCGGCAGACTCCCACCGGCTACACCGTGGAGGCCACCGACTCCCCCGAGCAGCTGCTCACCGAGTTTGCGGTGGCCCGCACCCCCGCCGGCGACCAGGCGCTCCTCGAGGCCGCGGAGGGCGTCCGCGACGCCCTCTCCGTCGAGCTCGACAACATCAAGATCGAGGCCGGCCACGTGGTGGCCGCCGACCTGGTCGCCGTCGCCCAGGTCGCACTCCCCGCGTTCGCCGGCGCCCAGCTGGTCGCCACCCTCACCGACGAGCAACAGGCCGGGGTCAACGACCTGGCCCAGCAGATCGTCGACGCCACCACCCCCACCGAAGAGCCCCCGCCCGACGCCACCGCCACAACTGAAGAGGAAACCGCCGTGACCGAAGCATCCGCCGCCCCCGCATCGCTGACGATGACCCCGCCGGCCCCGCACCGCACCCAGGATCCGGCCGCCGCCCGTCGCCTGTACGCGGCACAGATCAGTGACGTGATGCGTGGCGCGAGCGACGCGGCGCAGATCAATGCCGCCCTCGCCGACATCCACCCGGGGAACGCCGGCACCGATGGGGTGTTCCCGCGGCCGGCGTGGCTCGGGGAGCTCTGGTCACCGCAGGCCAACCAGAGGCCCATCGTGGACGCGATTGGCGTCTCCGCGCTCACGGCCATGACGATGGATGGCTGGAAGTGGATCACCAAGCCTGTGGTCGCCCCGTATGCGGGTAACAAGACGGCCGTGCCGACCAGCCCGGCGGTGATCGGGCCCGCGCAGGCCACCGCCCAGCGGATCGCCGGCGGCTGGGACCTGGACCGGATCTACGTGGACTTCCCCACCGGGTTCGTGGACGCTTTCCTGCAGGCTGCGGCGCAGGACTACCGCAAGAAGTCCGGCACCTACTTCCTCACCGGGCACGCCGCCATCACCGGACCGCCCGCCATCCCGGCCGCGGAAGGGATCCTGGACGACGCCACCGACCTGGGCGCCCAGGCGAGTCTGGTGGCCGGACTGCAGGCCATCGCCGCGTTCCTCGTCGGGAACGGGGCCCGGGTGTCGTGGCTGGCGATGGCCGGCGACGTGTTCGGGGACTTCATCGCACTCCCCGCCGCCGAGGTGCCCTGGTGGCTGCAGACCCAGGGATCCGTGGACCTGTCCGGCACCGGCACCACCACGGTCGCCGGCATCACCATCGGCGTGGACCCGGGCCTCGGGGCCGGGGAGATGGCCGGCGGGGACCGGGACGCCACCAGCCTTTGGGAGACCGGACCTGTCAATGTGCAGGCCGTCAACGTCCCCAACGGCGGCGTGGACCTGGGCTTGTTCGGCTATTGGGCGCAGATGGTCCACGACCCGGACGGGCTCGCCAAGGCCCAGGTCACCGCCGTCGGCGGCACCGCATCGAGCGGCGGCACCACCGCGAAGAAGACCACCACGAGCGGCAGCTAGTGCCAGAGTTCTCGCCCATCTGGTTGGACGTTGCCGACGTCGCCACCTGGCTCCGGCTCAACATGCCGGGGCCGGTGGACGACGCCGAGCTCGAGCGGGTGTGCGCGATGACCGAGACCTACGTGCAGCGGTGTCGCCCCGACCGGTACAACGAGGCCACCGACCCGCCGATGTACCTGCCGGACGCGGAGGTCTACCAGGGCGCCGTCATGTACGCGGCCCGGGAGACCCGGCGCCGCAACTCCCCGGCCGGTATCGAGCAGTTCGCCGACGGCGGAACCACGTTCGTGTCCAAGTACGACTCCGACATCGAGCGGGCGTTGCGGACAGGGTCGTGGAACCGTCCGGGGGTCGGGTAGGTGCAGACCCGGGACGCGCTGCAGCAGATCGCCGACGCCCTCACCGCCGGCGGGGTCCCGACCGCGATCGACCCCCGCGACGTGAACCTGCCCGGCGGATGGATCAAACGTCTCTCCCGGCTCCCGGACCTGCTCTGCGGTGGGGAGACCCTCACCGTGCAGCTGTGGCTTATCAGTCCCGACCTCGGCACCTGGGACGCCCTGGGTTACCTCGACGACATGTACGCCCTCGCCGCTGAGGTGCTGCCCCCCAATTCCGGGTCACCGTCGGCCGATGCGACCGCGCTGCTGCCGGACTCCGCGACCCCCTACCCGGCCATGCACTACGACGCCCTCATTCAGCTGATACCCGAGACCACCCCGTCCCCGTTGAGAGAAGTGGAGTTCACCGATGCCGATTAGCAGCTACAAGATGGGTCCGGGGTCGTTCACCATCGGTGCCGCCCCGCTGGACGTGTCCTGCCAGGTCACGTCGCTGGTGGTGACGCCGACCGAGAACGTCACCACCGAGGACGCCGTACATGTGCTGTGCGGCGACGTGCTGCCAGCGAGTGACACGGTGGACTACAGCTTCACGGTGGGCGGCACCGTGCTGCAGGACCTGGCCGCGGCCGGGGTCGTGGACTACACCTGGACCAACATGGGGGACGAGGTTCCGTTCTCGTTCATCCCCAACACCGCCGCGGACCGGTCCGTGACCGGCACCTGCCGGATCATCCCGCTCACCATCGGCGGGGACGTGTCCACCCGCCCCACCAGTGACTTCACCTGGGTGGTCATCGGCACCCCGGTGTTCGGGGCGGCCGCGTGAGCATCCCCGCCGACACCGCGCCGGTGGTCGAGCTCGCCGCCGGGTTGGAGGCGGCCGCCACCGCCCTCGAGGACCCGTCCAGCGTGCTGAAACGGGCCGGGGAAGAGGTGGCCCGGGTCGCCGGCCCCCGCACCCCGCGCAGGACGGGCCGCCTCGCCGGGTCCGTATCGGTGACGGTGGACGCCGGGGGGGCGGGGATCCGGTGGGGGGTCCCGTACGCCCGGCACGTCAACTTCGGCACCGTCACGCAGCGGGCTCAGCCGTTCGCCACCGACGCCCTGGCCGCCACTCAGACGGTGTTGGCGGACCTGGCCGCCGCCTGGGCCGGCGACATCCTGGAAGCGGTGTGACATGGGGCTGCAGCTGCTGACGTACGACATCTACGTGGCCCGGGATGGCCTGGAACTGAGCAAGGCAGTCGAGGCGGGGGAGGGGTCCGGGTACGACGTCCACCGGTTCCAGATCATGCACGCGGACCTATTGGTCGCGGAGAAGAACGGCACCAAGTACGCCGCCACGCAGGCCTCCGGTACTCGCTTCAGCACGTTCGTCGCCTGGATCGCCCTAAAGCGGATGGGTGTGGAGGTCCCCGACTTTCCGCTGTTCGGAGACCGAGTCATCACCATGGACGACCTGAACAAACCCAAGGACAAGAAACAGGCGACCCAGGTGGACCCTACGACGCCGGTTCCCGACACCGGTTAGCGCTGATGCTCGGGATGGGACACCTGTGGCCGCCAGTCAGCCAGTGGCTGCACCCCGACACCGACGACCGACTGATCGCCACCGCCCTGGACGTGTTGGAAGAGATGAGGGACCGGCGTGGCCGCCACTGACCTGACCCTCACCATCCACGCCGACGTCGCATCTGCGGCGGCCGGGTTCGACGACATCGCCGCGCACGCGAAGACGATGGCCGCCGACGTCGACGCCGCCGCCGCCGACGCATCCGCGGCCGCCGGTCGGGTCGGGGAAGGGGTCGGGTCGGCCGCCGACGACGTAGCGTCCAAGACCGGGCTGCTGACGGGGGCGTTCGGGGCGTTGGCCGGCGGCCTCGAGGCGGTCGGGCTGGAGGAGTACGGGGCCGCGCTGCAGGGTGCCGCGGTGGCCACCGACGTGATGTCCGGGGCGTCCGACATCCTCGCCCTGGCCGCCGAGACCCAGGCGGTGCAGTGGGTGGTGAACACCGCCAAGCTGGTTGCGCAGACGGTTGCCACCGGCGCCGCCGCGGTTGCCACCGGCGTCCTGACCGTCGCCCAGGGCGCGCTGAACGTGGTGATGGCCGCGAACCCCATCGCCCTGGTGGTGGTCGCCATTGCCGCCCTGGTGGCCGGGCTGATCCTCGCCTACAACAAGTCCGAGACGTTCCGCGACATCATCGACAAGGTCGGGGACATCGCCTCGGATGTCTTCGGGAAGATCACCGACCTGATCGGGGACGTGATCGACTGGCTCACCGACCTGGGCACCAAGGCCAAGGACATCTGGGACGACATCCTGGACAAGGGCAAGGACATCTGGGACGACATCGCGGACGCGGTGTCCGGGTTCGTCTCCGACGTGGTCGGGTTCGCCACCGATATCGCCGGCCACTTCGCCGACGCGTTCGCCCCCATCCAGACCGCCA